CCAACAGTCTTATCAAGTGCTGAATATGAAGCTATGTTCCATATGAGAAGTAGACGTATTTAATGGGGTATTTAAGAAAATCAAATTTAAATGATCTTAATTATGTTGCAAATAACATGAGAATTATGGACAAAATTGAAGCTTATTATCAAACAGGCAATCAACCAGAAGAAGCATTACGACTAGCTTATTTATGGAGTCAGACAAATATGACAATAGCTGATGACAATGATAGTCCTATTGGTTTATGTGGTGTTGTAGCTGATGGTTGTATATGGATGGTAGCTACAGATGAGTTGTTTAATAATAAAAAATATAAAATACAACTTATAAGAGAAGGAAGGAAATGGATAGACAACCTGTTGAAAAGTTATAATCTGCTATACAATATGGTATATGCAGAGAATCTATCTGCTATAAAGTGGTTAAAGTCTTTAGGTTTTACTTTTATCAACTACCACGAAGAATATGGAAAAGAAAGTAAACCATTCTACGAATTTCTGAGGATCTCTTAAATGTGTGTTGCTGCAATACCAGCTATAGGAGGATTAGCATCAGGTGCTCAATCAGGATTATTTCTTGCTGGGTTAGGAATACAAGCTGCACAGGCTATTCAAGGTAACAGAGCAGCTAATCAGGCAGCACGTTATCAGTACCAAGCAGCAGCAAGGTCAGCAGAGTCAGCAGAAAAAGCCTTTGCACAACAACAAGAAGGGTTGGCAGCAAACCTTAAGGAAACAAGAGCAAGTAAAGGACAGGAACGATTAGCAGCAGGCATACAGGGATTACAGGCAAGAGGAGCAGTAGCAGCAACAGAAGGTTTAAGTGGTCGTACAGCACAGTTATTATCAATGGATGCTGCTAGACAATCAGCAAATCTTACAAACTCTATAAATCAAAGTCTGGAATCTGCAACAGCACAATTTAGAAGACAATCATTAGGATTAGCAGCACAAAGAGATAGTAGACGTAATGCTGCTATAGATATGCAAAACCAGGCCTATGCAAGAGCAAGAGCAAGTAATACAGGAATCTTTGACCTGCTAGGTGCTGGTGTGAAATCATATACAGGTTTATTAGGTTCATGACATCAAGTTACCGTCCTCCTACATTTCAATCTTCAGCAAGACCTGTTGATACCTTTGTCAGACAAAGCACTGTACCTCTTATAGAAGATGATGGGTTTAGTCAGCTAACAAAAGCTTTGTCAGCAGTCAATCCAATACTTGATATGTATATGGATAGAAGTATTGAAGAAGAAAAAGCTGAAGGTATGGATATTGCTATTGAACAATCTTTTGATGGTTTTAAAGAAATCAGCAAAGAAGTTGGTAAAAAAAATGGAGAAGAAGCAGCTAGACAGTTAATAGGTGGTAGCATTTTTGCTGATAGAGCTTATCAAAAAACAAAAGCTCAAATACTAGCAAACAACTTAGGTAATACTCTTACTAATAGCTATACAACAACCGTAATAGATGGAAAATCTTTAAGTGAATATTCTATAGATTCTCCTCAGTATCAAAACTGGTTATCTGATGAAAGAGAAAAAGTTGTAGAACAATTAAGTGATGTTAAATCAATTTATGTAGCAGAACATTTCTTACCAAAATTAGCATCTGCGACAGAAACTATATCATCGCATCACATCAAAGAATTTAAAAAAATAAAAGTTGAAAATATTAAATCTTTAGCTATACCTTTGGTAAATAATCTTATAGCTAGTCCAGACAATATTGATGAAGAATTAATATTAAATTTTGAAACTACTATTAATAGTTTAGGTTTGCCTGCAAAAGATAGAAGCGATATTAATAAGACTCTTGTAAAAGTAATAACAGAATCAGCAGAAGCAAGAGGTCTTTCTGGAAATGGTGATGTCGATGGCTCAGAAGATATTTTAGCTATTGCTGAAAAATTTCCTTATGGACCTGGTGGAAAATTAAACCTTACATCTCATCCAGAATATCAAAGCAAAGTTAATACTTTAAGAAGACAAGTTAATGATTATGTTTATAAAGCAGAAAAACGAAGAGAACTACAAAAAAAAAGATTGCAAGATCAAGATATAGAACAATCTGTAAAAGAATTTATCGAAACTGGTGATCCAACAATTTTAGAAAATAAAGCAAAAGAATATCCATTTAAAGCAAAAGATATTTTATCAACAGGTAATGTTTTAGATATGGATGGCAGACAAAGTTGGGCTGAAATAAGAATAAACATTCAGTCAAACGTGTACGGATCGAAAGAAAATTCTTTTAATGCTGCTATGAATTGGTTTGGAACTGTAGAAAATTCACAACAAAACAGGATACTTTTAAAGGATTTATTAGACAGAGCAGATGATGTAGAAAAAGGCTTATATACAGAAATTCTTAAAGGCTTAACCGAATTAAAATCAGAATTAACTGGTGAATTTAAAAATGAAAATTTTATTACATCTATGACAGGACAATTAAACGATAGAGGATCTCGTAAGGTTACTGATTTATTTAATCAAGCAAAAAATGAATTATACGAATACAGAACAAGTGAAGCTGGCAGACAAGCTAACACCTTAGAATTAATTCAAAACATACAAAATATAAAACAAAAATACATTGATAAAGCGAGAGAACTTAATCCTATAACACTAATAGAAAGTGGTTTGGATTCTAATAACGATACAGGAACAAACGATATAAAAAATAATTTAGAAAAAAACAAACAAGATATGAATGACATAGAAGGTGATTTTGAAGCAGGGGCAGCAACTGAAGTGACAGACGAAGAAGCAAGACAGGTTATAGAAGCAGAAGATGCTAATCAATACTTAGTACAAGAAGGTGACACATTGACATCTATTGCTGAAGATCTTGGTACAACTGTGCAAAAGATATTAGAAGCTAATAATATTACTAATCCAGATTTTATTAATATTGGACAGCAGCTAAACATACCAGAAATTAATATTAAACAACCTGACATTAATTACAGTGATGATACAAGAGTACAATCTATTGTTAAATCAGCTAAACAACTTGGTATCAGTCCTGTGGATTTAGCAGCAGTCATAGCACAGGAATCATCATTTAGACCTTCTGTAGTAAGTACTGACAAGGCTACAGGTAAAAAATATAGAGGTCTTATACAATTTGGTCCTTATGAAATAGCTAAGTACAAAATAAAATCTGATATGACATTTGAAGAGCAAATGGCAGCAGTTACAAGTTTCTTAAAAGATAGAGGTGTACAACCAGGTCATGGTCCTAAAGAAATATATGCAGCTATATTTACAGGTAATGTTTCTAATCTTGACAGAGGAGGTGCTGATTGGCCTGATTCAAATGGCACTACCGTAAATAAAGCATTACCAAATCTTTTAGAAGGAGGATCTAAATATAAGATGGGTATAGATTTCCTACAACAAACAGGTACATACGCACCTAAAACTAATTAGTTATGACCGATTCAAACCCAATAGCTCGTTTGTCTAAATTTAATCAAGAAAGACAAGAACGCAATGAAAAGTTTCGTGCAAGTCAAAAGGAACTTAGTAAAAAATTAAAACAAACTAAAACTTCTAAAGT